GATATGCAATACTGGGATAAAGTTAATGGTACTACTAACTGGGAAGATGCTATTGCTAAAGTTAAATTAGACAATCCTAAATCATAATGACTAAAAGAAAATCTACATTATCAATAGCAGAAAAAAGTGTTGGTATTAGATTGTCTTCTCATGAAAAAATATGTGCTGAAAGAATGAAGAATTTATTAGCTTCAATTGAAAGATTAGAAAAAAAAGTTGATACATTATCTGATAGTGTATCTAAAGGAAAAGGAATAGTAGCTGTACTAGTTTTTTTAGGTACAATGTTAGCAGGAGTTTTAGGCTATTTTAATTTTAAATGAAATTCATATTAACAATATGGATTTGTAGTTTTATAAATAATGTTTGCACACCTCCTATTAATGATAATATTCATTACAATTCTTGGAATGAGTGCGTTGATGCAGCTTATGATTACTCTATAAATTTATTAAAAGATCAGAATGTAGAGGATGTTAATGAATTAAAATTAGCAACTAAGTTTATTTGTAAGGAGATTGAAAGTGTTTAAAGGTCATAGAATAATAGTTATTGGGGATGCTCATGATAGTCCACATATATCTCAAGATAGATTTAAATGGATTGGTAAATACATTAACAAATCAGAACCAGATTACATTATTCAAATAGGTGATTGGGGTTCATTTGATAGTTTAAGTTTTTTTCAAAAAAATCATACACAAGCTGGTAAATTAAAAGATGCTTTTATGGTAGACATAGAATCATTAAGATCATCAATTGAAATATTAGACAAATATATTGATAATAATAGAATACCAAGACATGTAACTCTTGGTAATCACGAACAAAGAGTAAACAAATTTGAAGAAAATATTCCAGAGATACAAGGTATGATGAAAAAAGAACTGCATGATTCTTTTTTATTAAATAACTGGAAAGTTTCTCCTTATGGTGCATTTAAATATATAGGAGGAGTAGCTTTTACTCATTGTCCTTTAAACATTATGGGTAAAGAATATGGTGGTAAAAACTGCGAAGTTCAAATAGCTAATGATGCAACTAATGATATAGTATTCGGTCACACACATAAATACAGAGATTGGAAAGCACCTAAAATTGGAGATAAAAACTATGTTAGAATAGTTAATGTTGGGTGTGCGTTGCCATATGACCATGTAGAAGACTATGCTAAAATGAATTTAACTGGATGGTCATGGGGTATAGTTGAGTTAGGTATTTGGGATAATCATATACAAGAAAGTCAATTTATTTCTATGGACAGATTGGAGAAACAATATGGATAAATTTAAAAATTGGTGGAGTAATTATAAAGACAAATTAGTTTTAAAATGGACTAAAATTAAAGAATGGTATTTAAAATATTTATGGAAAATATGATTACAAACGCAGATCAATGGGATTCAGTAAGATGGCATAATTTTAAACCATCTGAATTTGTTTGTCAGCATTGTAATGCATTAAATATATCACCTGTAATATTAGATTTTGTACAAGCATATAGAGAAGTTAAAGCTGCAGGAGTAACTATTACTTCGGCTTATAGATGCCCTGAACATAATAATTCGGTATCAAGCACAGGAGAAGATGGGCCACATACAACTGGATTTGCAATTGATATTAGTACTAATACACAAACACAATATCAGTTATTAAGATTTGCATTACAATATAATCCAAGAGCAATGGGTTTAGGTATTGCTAAAACATTTACTCATATTGATTTCCTTACAATAGACCAAGGTCAAAAGTATGTAGTAAGACCTAATGTATGGAGATACTAATATGTGGCTTAGTGCAATAAAACTTGCAATCAATGCTGGTTCTCATGTATATAAAAAAAGACAGCAAACAAAAATGTTAATGGCTGATGCACAAATGCGTCATGCTGAAAAAATGAGCAGTGGTGAACTTGAATATAAAGCGAAAATTATTGAAAGCAATGATAACGGTTGGAAGGATGAATTTGTCCTTATACTTGTATCTTTGCCTATTCTTTTATTGGGTTGGTCTGTGTTTTCTGACGATCCAGAAATTCGTAATAAATTAGATTTATTTTTTGAATATTTTAAAAATCTACCTTATTGGTATCAAGCAATTTTTATTGGTGTCGTCAGTGCAATTTATGGATTAAAAGGTGCTGACATAATGAGAAAAAAATGAAAGTAAGTGAAAACACTTCGGTATCAATGCCAGTTAAAAATATGATTGGTATAATTATAGCAGTTGCTATGGGTGTATTTGCATATACAGAAGTTACAGCAAGACTAACATCTTTAGAAACTTCTAGAGAATTATTTGAAAATGATTTGCTTAAAAAATCTGAACAAGTACCTACTGACCAGGAGCAACATTTTTTATTAGAAGATCTTTATAAGACTGTAGAAAAACTACAATCAACTCAAGAAATGAATATGACTAATAAAGTTAATATAGAATTTTTAAAATCACAACTTGAAAAAGCTTTAAATGATATTGAGCATTTAAAAGATAAGGTTAGAGCAAATGGAAAATCTTACTGAAATAGTTATAGCTTTGTTAATGATAATAAATGGAGAAATTAAAGAACATAGAATACAAGTATCTATGTCTGATTGTCTTAAAGGTAAAAGAATTGCAATAAGAACAAATAAAAATAATAACATTCAATATCAATGTATTAAATCAATGGCAGAATTAGAGTTTAATATAGATGGCAGCAAGAGTATTAAAAAACTCATTTTGGAATAAGTTTTTAGAAGACTTAGCTAACAACACGCCAAATGAAGGACAATTTAAAGAAAAAAATTTGGGTAAAAAACAAAGAGTTACTCGTCAGCGTAGGCAAATGCAAACATTGTCAAGAAGAAATAGTAAATACAGATAGTTTTGTAAGTTTTTATCCAAAAGGCCATTCTCACTATAAATGTATGAAAAACAACGATGAAAAAGGCTCTGAGAGCCACGGAGAGTAGCCTTGAAGACAAAATACGGTATCACTGTACCCTTAGATAGAAATGGTTAAATAAAGACTTAATTTAGCTTCTTACCATCATCTTGGTATTTTTCAGATTGAATTGTAGCTAATGCAGAAGAAAGTAAATGAATTGTAAATTCTTTCTTCATATATTGAGAAGATAAGGTCATTGTTGCTGATACTAGTGCAACAAGTGACGCATCTATATTACTTCGTTTTAAAATATCTATAGTTAAAAAATCATTTAATTCTTCTAATGATTCAACACATTCAGAAAGTTTTAATTTTCGTTTTTTAAATTCTTTTTTTAAATCTAAAATACTCATAAATGTTTATTGCATAATAAGAATAATAGATCAACTCACTATTTAACCAGGAGGGAACTAACCAACCCTCCTGGCCGAAAGGAGTAACACATAAGTATGTTACTTTTTAAGTGAGAATGAAGGCTCACTACTACTCTTTATTCCCAACATGGTAGTCACATTGTTTTTGGCATCCGTACAAACAAAGGGAGTAAAAACGGACACAGGAATTTTGTTAAAACTGATCGTCAAAATCACTATCTGAATTTGATTGTGGTTTTGATTCTGATTTACTAGATAACATTCTAATAGAACCAGTATATCTAGGTACGATTACTTCAGTTACATATCTTTGATTGTCATTAGCATCTTTGTAAGATCTAGTTTCTATTTCACCTTCAACATATAACTGTGTACCTTTCTTAGCATATTTACCCATGTTGTCTGCAATTCTTGGATCGAAACAAACAACTTTATGCCAAGTAGTTTTTTCATTATCTTTTATTTTTTTATTAGTAGCTAAAGATAAATTACAGAAGCTATCACCATTTTTAGTTTGTTTAACTTCTGGATCTGCTCCTAATCTACCAACTAAGATTACTTTATTTACCATTTTTATTGATCTCCTTTACATTTACTATTTTAATATTACTATCAAGTTTACTAGATGATCTGCCTTTTTGAAGTTTTTCTTCAGGCATTTCATCTTCTGAATATACAAATCCATGTAAACCTAATAACTTAAGAACACATCTGTCATAAGCACGCTTTTCTGCCATTGCATATGGATAAGAATTTTTAGTATTCTTGGGTGATGATTCACCATAAGATATAACTGTATGTTTACCCATTTGAGCAGTACATTTAATAACAACAATACTATCTGCAGAATTAGTTTCTATTTCATCATATGAATATACAATACCATTTTCTGCACCTGCTTGTTCAATGTATCTGTGATACATAACCCAAGTACCATGGCAATCCCACAATGCTTTGTATTGACCTTGAGTGTCTTTTTGATCTAAGTTTAATTTTTTTAGTATAGCTAATGCTCTACTATCTATTGGTTTTCCCATATTATGTTCCTCTTTCTGTGTATAGTTTATTTATTTCTTGCTTACTGACTTTATACACATAAGCCTTAGCACCACTTAAGTTTTTTCTTTTATCAGTTCTTTCAATTTTACCTTGTTTATATAACTCAGTTACTCTTGGTCTAACTGTAAAAGGACTTAAATTTAATAATTCTGCAACCTCATCTGAAGTCGCACCAAAATTACCTTTATTACAAATTACATCATATACCTTAACTCTTATAGTTTCAGCACCTGCTTTCATTAATTCAGCAGCTTCTAATGATGTACCATCTTCTTTACTACCTGGCGAGTATGGGTATGATTGTTTCTCCATCTGAAAACTCCTTACTGTTAAAATTGTCAAAACCTATATATTCTGGTGGTGCTTTCTTCTTTTGAACAAAGTGCCAAAATAATATTTCTGCATTTAACAATTGTTCTTGAAAGTCACTATCTTCAGTTACTTCCATAATTTCATATTTCATGTTACCAAATATAACAGAAACATAAACTTTTGGATAACCAGTTACCATTAAATAATGTTGTAACTGTGCTTTGTATTTATCTGAAACTTTCTTAAGATTACTAAAAGCATTAGTGTGTTTACATTCTAGTATAGCTTTATCTTCTCCTAAAATTAAACCATCAACATGAGCATACATAAATGGATATTTCTCATGAAAAAATGTTTGTTGTTTACCATCAACTTTTAATCCAGTTTGTTTACTAAACCAAAATATATTAAATGGTTCTGTATGTATTCCTAATTGTACAGGTAATACATGAGATAAGTCTTGTGGTAAAGACTCATCAGTTTTTTCTTGCCACAATTTATACCAATCACCTTCGTATAATCTTGTAGCATCTGATCCACCTATACCTTGTTTTCTATCAAACTCTTTATTCATATCGTTCCTCCTATCTTCCAATAATGTTTATCTTTTAAATTTACGAACAATGGATCTAACTTTAAGACCAAGACTTTCTGCTTTTGTCTTTTGAAGTTTTTTCCATTTTTCTTTTTTTTCTTTCTCATCTTTTAACCTCAACTTTTCTATTTGATTTACAAACTTCCATGGAAGTGTGCCATTTAATATTTTAGTTGCAGTTGCAACATAAATATCTTCATCGTATTCTATTTGCTTATAAAATTTAAGCAAACGCATACGGAAAAGCATTTGTCTATTATGAGGAGCAGAGTAATCTATTTTACTCTTTGGTTTCAGGCTCTTTATCATCTACAAATGTTCCTTCTTTAAATTTAGCAATCATAGTATCAAGCTCTTTTTCTTTAAGCTTAAACTTTTTAATAATAGATCTAGCTTTAACTAGATAATGGATAGCATCTATTAATTCTTCAATAGTTTCTTCTGTCCATTCATCTAATGGTCTATCATTAGATTCCATTGTTTTGCCAAATTTTTCCATACCTTGCATATGTCTATCAATAATTTTATTGATAACTTCATTTACAATAGGATCATTTGTAACTTCGCCTGGTTCAAAGTTTGGGTTTATTGTCATTGTTTTAGCACCTTTGGAGTTAATGTTATTTGCATATCTAAAGCATCTGCCCAGCAGCAGAATAACCAACCACTTGGTTTTCTTATTCCACATTCCCATTTAGAAACTAAGCCCTTGGCTACCCCCAAGATCTCATCCATTTCTAATTGTGATATTCCTTTATTTTTCCTAGCAACCACAAATTGCGGTATTACTTGGTTATGAAATATCGGGCCTAATGCTTCTTGATTTG